GACACCGATGACAATGTTACAATTGCAGGAGATTTAACCGTTGCAGGTGGAGATATTTTAGGACCGACTGATGGTGCATTAACTATTAAAGCCGATACTGATATGATATTTAGAATTGACTCGGATAATGATGGTGCTGAAACTTTCCAATTCCAAACTAATAACGGAAATGAAGTTATGAGTTTAGATGAAGCAGGTAATTTACAGATTGATGGAGATTTAAATATTTCAGGTGGTAACCTTGTTACAACTGCTGTTACTGCTAATTTACAATTTACTGCTGCTGCTGGATTAGTAAGTGCGGCTGACCATTATATTGTAAATAATGGTGGTAAATATGAATCATTTATACATGCTGCTGGATTAATAGCGGCTGATTCACCAACGGGTGCTGATTTAGGATTAGTAACACATGTAATTGAGCCAGTATTAATAACTGCAACTGCTAACCCTATATCATTTAGAAATGAAGTAGTGTATTTAGGAACTTCTGTAAAAAACCAAGTAGTCGGCCAAGAAATTAAAGAATCGGGTGCTACTTCACATGCTAACTATGATTTATTAGTTGAAGGAATAAATGCACCTTCACCTATAAATGGTTTAATTGGTGGTGGTGGCTTTGTATGTTTAGATAGTCCTGATACTGCATCAGTTAATCAGAAAAAAATAACACTAGTTAATACTTCAAATGTACCTTGTTATATTTTAACTGCTTCTAGTGCTAGTTCACCTGTGTATGGTTATGCAGGGTTTCATAAAGGTTTAAAAACAAGAGATTATTTAAGAACAGATATATCACAAAATACTGTTAATTTAAGTAGATGTTTGGAAACTTCTACTTTTAATAATTATAACCTTGAACCTAATATTAACATTGGAACACTTGGGGAAACTGCATATTTATTAAAAGCAGGTTGTTCAGTTACTTTACATGCTATACAATTAACACAAGAAAGCAATCCTGCTTATCAAGTACAAGATAATCAAGGATTTTACCCACAAGACCCTAGAGCATATTGGATGGTTAGAAATAGTGCAGAAGGAACAATAACAAGTAAAATTGCATATAATACTACTATGGCTTCTGTTGTTTTAGGACCAGCACAATCAGGATATTCAATATATGCTAATTATAGTGCTGGTGCTCAATTTATTATTTTACCACCTACACCTGCTTTTGGTACACAATATTTCATATATGCTATGAATGATGTTACAGTTATATGTAGAAATGCTACAAATGGAACTACTAATGCTGGTGGAACAACTGCTACTGATGTAATTAGAGATAGTGGTGCTGATGTAAATACAAAAGCGATGGGTAGTGGAACTATGGCTACATTTATTTATGGACCTGATAATAAATGGTTATTAGTAGGTTGATTAAAATGGATTTAGCAATACAGGGAATGATGCTTATTAAAAAAGGTGTAAAAGCCCGTAAGAAAAGATTAGCAGGTGGTGGTGGAGGCGGAGGAATAAATGCAGGTGCTAGTAAAACAGTAGTAAGTAATAATAATTTCAATGCTTCACACACACGCTCAAGTGCTGATATTACTGTAACTGATATGAATACGGGTTTGCCTTTTAATGACGGTTCAAATATTTGGGATAGATTATCTGTTGATGATTTTGTAGCAACTGATAGTAATTATCATAATCAAGCAAATCAAATGCCTACTAATATTGATGGTGTATTAACTATTCCTGCTAGTGGAGATTATATGATTGGCATAGATTGTTGTATGGCTCAAGCGGCTAGTTTTTCAGGACAACTTTTTGTTGATTTAACAGTAGCAGTAGATAATAATAATTTTGTAAGTGGTGGTGCAATAAGTTTAAGAGTAGTACAGGGTACTTCTAAAGGTTCTGGAAATTATTTGGTAAGTGGACAATTAGCAGTAGCAAGCCAAGCCAACGCAGGGGTAACGGGTTTTATGATTATAAGAGTATTATGGCAAGGTGGTACAACAACAAATGATACAAGTGTAGAAGATACTTCTGCTCAATCATCAGATGCTTTTTATCTAAAAATTATTAGAGCATAAGGATGTTTATATAGTTTATTAAATGTACATAAAATAATGGGGGATTAGTATGAAAGACTTGGATGAAATATTAAATAAAGACCAAGAAAGTAAAATTAATTGGATGGTAGGAGAAATATACTACCTTAAACAAGAAATGAAAATTATTAAAACTAATCACTTACACCACATAAATGAAGATATTATTATGTTAAAGAAAAAACTATACCTTATTACAGGGGCTATTGTAACATTTTTAACTGGTTTAAATATGATGTGAGTATATGGAAAATATATCAATACCTGATGAATTGTGTGTTGAGTTTGGAGATACAAAACAATGCATGGAAGGAGAATATCTTTTAGCAGCAATTATGCTAGAATGTTGTTTCTATTTTATAGCCTTTGTTTTTGGAGTAAAGGTTATTGATTGGTTTAGAAAAATATTAAGAGGTGAGAAACATAGCAAGCAGAAAGTACGACCAAGACTACTACAAAAAGAACAAAGATAAGATACAAAAAAGTAATAAGAAGTATAAATTAAAAATTCGTAGGTGGTTTCAAAAATATAAAAAAACATTAGAGTGTAGTCAATGTAAAGAAAATCATCCTGCTTGTTTAGAATTTCATCATGTTAGAAAAAATAAAGATAATGCAGTTTCTAATATGGTAGCGGCAGGTTATTCTAAAGAAAGAATTATGAAAGAGATAAACAAGTGTGTAGTATTATGCGCTAACTGTCATAGAAAAGTTCATCACCCTAAACAATAAAAATACGAAAATTGCAAAATGCTAAAAAATACAAAAAAAGCCGAAAAAAAAATGACCCCTCCCCGAATTAACGGGGAGAAGTCAAATTAATTTATTTAATAATTTTATTCTACCATTCAACTTTTACTTCTAACTGCTTGTCGTTTTCTTCATCATAAAACTTTACAACACCATTATCTTGTCCATAACGCCACAAATCATAAGTCAACTGTGAATCTTTTAAACAATAGTCTACAACTTCATCATATTCACCTGCTCGCCACTTAGCAACTGAATCTACACCTGACATAGATTTACTATCACCTAAAGTACACTTTACTAAATTATCTAAGTGTATTCTTTTACCATGTTCTTTTAATAGGTAAGCACTTGTATCAATACATCTATTAGATTTATCTTCTAAATATTTTCTAACAATATAAATATCCATAGAATCTCTAAGCACAGGTAAATCAAATGCATTAATATTATGTCCTAATAACTTACCGCCCTTTTGAAAATGGTCATCTATATCAAATTTAAATTCTCTTAGAGGTTTTACTTCAACACCTGATTTAACAAAAGAATTATTTACAGGTTCATCAATATAAACTACCCCTTTATCTCCATCCCATGTTGTGATACAAGCCACCTTAAATAGATGTTGATTTTCCCAACCTCCAATTTCATAACTTAAATTCTTTGTTTCAATATCAAAACTTATTACTTTACTCATCTTCTTTCACCTTTAACTTTACAAATGTTTTACTTGTTCTTACTTCTTCAAACAAATGGCTAACTGATTGCCAATGTCGGTAGAACTTGTTTCTACCACATTGTTCCTGCTTTCTAAAGGTTTCTATCATTAATCTCTTATCAACCCAACCTGCAATACCATTTACTTTCACCTTTGGACTTGTAGAATTATATGCCGCAATATACATCTTTTCATTATTTTTATCAGCCAATCTCTTAGGTCTTTTCTTTAGTTTATCTGTAAACCAACCTGTAATAGAATCAAAAGATTCATCAGTTAATTGACGACCTTGATTAATATGCTTTGCTGTAATAACTTTACTTCTTTCTGCTACTGCACAAAGACCTGCGGCAATACATATATTATTAATCATGTTCATTAAGAAGGTATTTAGTGCTTCGTAGATATTATCATCAAAGTTATTCATATACTTTCTCATTCCTTTCCAAACTGTTTTCAATCTTTTTTGTGCATCATCACTAAACATTACTACTTTTCTTGGGTCGCCATCTTCTTCTTCTAATCTTTGTTCAACCCATCTATATGTATTGTATAACATTTCAGCAAACTCTTCTTGATAAGGTGCCGCACCATCTTCTCCTTCTATAATTTCACCAATCATATCAATGTAATCTTCTTCCATTTTTTGTTTTAATGATTCAGGAACTTCTCTAACATATAACCACATTCTTTGGAAAACACCCTTAGTTAGAATAACCTTTTCTAATCCTTCAGGTGGTAATGTTGTTGCCCATAATGAACGCTGAGAATCTACTACTAAATCACGACCCCATTCAGTTAGTCTTTTTCTAATCAAGTGTGAATCAGAATCTAACCTATTCATAAACTTTTGAAAGAGCATAACTGTTTCTTGCTTATGTTGTGATTCCTTAAAAATACCTGAATGCTCAAACTCATCAAAAGCAATAATACCACTACCATACAAACTACCATAAATAGTCATATCAATTAATTCTGGTATATCATAATCTTCATCGTTTCTTGCATCTGCTCTACTGTAATCAGGGTTAGGTGTATTAATTTTCATAGTACCTAACAATGCTTGGTCTGTAAAACTATCAGGATTATTAAGAGTAAATTCCTTAACACCTGTTAATGGTAATGTTGGTTCATCTGTTGTTGTAGGATGATTGTTAATTAAACTAAATGTTCTTTTCCAAACAGGAGAAAGAAAATCAAACATTGTTGTTTTCCCACTTCTTGCTGTTTGAATCCAACAATAATGTATTCTAGGGTCAAGTGATAATCTACCAATTGGTATTCTCACCATATCTTTTAACATCTGTCCTAAAGTTACATAATAACTCATTACTGCTGGATATTCATTATACAAAGAAAACTCACCAACAACATCACGCCATCTTAAAGCATCTTTTGGTAATTCAGTTTTCTTAGACCTAACTACTGTTAGACTATCACCTTCATTCATTTTTGCTAATGCATCATACATATCCCATTCATCTATATCTAAATCTTCTGCCATCTAATATCTCACCTCATCTTCTGAATTTAATGCCTTTAAAATACTATTTGCTGTAACTTTACCAACGCCTTTATGTTTAGTTATATCTTCAACACTACTCATTGATATTTCAGCAATACTTCCAAAGGTCTTTAGTAGGGCTTTTGCTTTTTCAACTGAAACGCCCTGTATCTCAGTTAATACATCTACTCGTACATCATCTGTTTTTATTTTCTTTGGTAATTCTTTATGTATAATTAATTCTTTATCTATATGTTTTGTTGTTGCTGCTATTATATGTGCGGCTGTTCTATAACTATCTACCCATACAGGTTTTACATCTGTATGTAAAGCAATAGAAGCAAGTGCACCTACAAACATTTTCTTTAATTTATTTCTCCATGCTACTGTATTGTGTTTTGTTCTTTTTAAATATGATACTGCGTAATCTAAATCTCCGTATATTAATATTATATTTTTATTATATGTTCTATCCATGTTATCTAATTGATTAAATATTCTATTGTTTCTTACTGATTGTAAGAAATCTGCTGAAGTTTTTGCTTCAATACAACAATCTCCTACAATATAATCTCCTATTTCTAACCATACCTTTTCGTAATCTATATTTTCTCTTTTACATATTTCTATTAAATGTCTTGATAATTGTGAATCTTCTCTACTATCTATTGTTATCATTGTGAATACCTCCAACATTTACCTACACATAGACCCTCATTGATTAATGTATCACAACTTGGCGACATATACCTACCATCAACAATAAATCTTACATGACCTTTTGTTCTGTTTGCATTGTAATCTATCCATGTATCTTCATTAGATGCTATGGTTTGTATCTCCTTTTCTATTTCATTCTTAATAGCCGTTAATACATTACCATTTATTTCTCTAGGTTTACAATTAAGACCATGTTCTAATACTGCCATCTCAGATAATATTTCATTATACCATTGAACAAGTAAAACTCTTGCTCTATGATTAGGGTTTTCAGCCATAACTGCATTTTTTAAACAAGGAAGTATAGGTAAATTTCCAGGTGAATCTACTGATTCAATTTCAATCTCTACTGCTTCCATACTTTTTACATCAGGCCAATCTATTAACTTATTACCATATACAACAGGTTCAATATTTCTTATTCCCTGTTTAGATAATTTAATTATTGAAGGTAGACCTCTATGTAAATCTTCTGATGTAATAGGTATACACCATGTACTAGCACCTAAATGATATGTATTTTGTATTCTTCTAAGACGACTAGTATTGATAACTACTTTATCTAAATACTTGCTACCTTTGACTACATCGTGACAGATATTAAAAAATGCTTTTATATTTCTAATAGAAGTAACTTTACCATATGCGAATATGTGAAAACCTCTACCTGAAAAAGCAATAGTATGTTTGTAATCTTTATCTATTAACCAATTGTGCATAGTTAATACATCTTGATACAATTCGGGTAATGATTCATTATCACCATGAGCATCAAAGTCCAAGAAGATACGGTCAAGAATAACTGAATATTCAAGACCACGATTAGGCGTAAAGAACTCGTAATCATAAACAGAAGTAAATACATTCATCTTACCATTATATGTTTTGATAAAATCATTATATTCTTCTTTACTATTTACTACTATTCTTGACGCTTCTCTTGCATTACTTCTTAGGCTTCCAGCCCACATTTCTCTCGGAAATCTCATATCTATCACCTTTTTCCTTTATCATATCATTCCCATCTCTTTCTTATCTTTATCATCTAATTGTTTTGTATCTTGTCTAATCCTTTCTTTTAAAGTTGTTATTTTATCTTCTTGTGTGGGTTCTTTTTCTTGAACCACTTCTTTAACCACTTTAGGCTTAGTATTGTTGTTATCATTAAAACTCACCTTTGCTTCTTTTAGGTATTGATTAACAATAAAAGAAACCATATCACTTAATTCATCTCTTAAAGCATAAGATATAATTTCAGATATTTTAATATCCCCTTGATTGTGTTGCCATTCATAATCTTTTACAATAAGATATTTAGTTTCATAATCCATTGAATCAATCAATTCTTGAACAATACTATCAACAGTATTATCCATATTTAGTACATCGTTTAAACTCCAATCTCTTGATAAAACTGTATCTTCAATAATACCACTTTTAAGAAAACCATCATAACTAGAACCAGTCATGTTGACTTCCTCCTGATGCTGCTTCACAATGGTCATAATGTCCACAATGAACACACTTCTTATAATAATAAGCGGCAGGGAACTCATCTTCTAAATAAGCATTAATCAATTTATCCATTGACCTAATTACAGCAGTAGTTGACCTTTTTTGTACTTCTTCAGCATAAATGTAATTACTTGCAGGGAAATACCAGCCCCAATGTGTAATAGGAATATCAGGGTCTAATCCTGCTTCTCTAATACTATCAGGGTCTGCATTCTCAAATAACAATTTATAGAAAGCCATCTCTTTACGCATATTAGTTTTCTTAGTATCTTTCCAAGCACCTGTCTTTAATTCCATAGGAATGTAACCACCATCTTCATAAAAGATACGGTCAATGATTCCTTGTAAATGAACAGTTACACCATCTTCAGTAGTATAAGAAGCATTAACTTTTACTTCATTACCAACAGGAATAAAGTTATCAAGTGTTTCTTCTTCAATACATTCTAAAAATCTTTCAGTATTATAGGCCGTCATAGCACGATAAATATCTTCATAATCATCTTCGGGTGCTTCAGGGTAAATGTTCCTAAAGTGTTTTTGTAATTTCATAGGCTCGTCTTTGAACTCTAATGCTTTTTCTACATCAACCATTTTCCAAAAATCTTCTTCGGCATTATGAATAATAGTACCCTTAATCATAGCAGGGCTAGTTTTTTGTTTAATGTCGTCAAGATACCCATATTTGTAATTGATAGGACAAAACTGAAAACTACCTAATGAAGATTTAGTAATCTTCAATATTGGTATATCTTCTTCGGGATTCCATTTGTATGTATATTCTCCATTTTCTTCTCTCATTCTAAACACCTTCACGAAGTTTGGGTCTGGTTTTCTTTCAAGTTTTTTAATTCGTCTATTAGTAGACTTGCCCCCTTTCTTGTTAAGTTTTCGGGAACTTCTCCACCTAATTTTCTAATATAATTTATTTGTCTTTCTGTTGGTTCTGCATCAGCATTTTCTTCTGATACTCTAGTTTTACCTTCCATATTCTTTCTTAATAAAGAAGCAGTAGTTAAATCATGGCATCGCTGACATAACTCTACTACATTTGCTCTTGAAGATATTAGATGGTCTAAACCTTCTTGACGACATTTATGTTGAGAAATGATATGATGCCATTCGGTATAACCTTCAGCACCACATATTTCACATGAGTTTTGTTTAACCCATAATGCCTGTTCTTGTTTTTCTAATTCTTGAATCTCTTGTTCTAATTGATTATATTCAACTTCCAACACATTCATTCTTGCTCTTTTTTGTTCTATTTCTCTTGTCTTACTGTTTTCTCTTAACATATTTACCACCACTCACTTAAACTTAATTGTTTACCTGTTTGTGAAATTTCATTTAGATTCCAATCTAAACTATCATAGATTAGATTTACTTTCTTCACGATTTCTGACTCAGCAATTCTTTCCCAATTAATAGGAAAGTTATCAATTACTTCATCAATTTTTTTACAAGCGATGTAATCAACATCTCTTATTCTACCTTCAAATTCATATCTTCTTGGATAACCTTTGATAAGTTTATTATTTACTGTATAGAAGTAATAACTATCACCTACTTCTATTTCACCAATACCCTGTTCATTGTAGAACAAAACACCTGCTACTCCACCAGCAATTGATTTATATTCTTCTAAAGGAGTTCTAAGTCTACTTCTCTTAATAACTTCTTTAAAGTCAACATCTCCTTTTATTATTTCTTTGTATAACTTTCTAGCATAATCAGTTACTTCTTCTTCTGATTTAGATGAAGCAACCATTTGTAAAACTGTCTTTTGGAAAGTCTTTGCTACTTTAGTTTCATTACTCTTTTTCATTTCAAAACCCATTACAAAGAATTCATCATCAATGTATTCGCCATCTTTCCAAGATAGATACCCACAATAACGATTCTTTTTCTTGGATAGGAAAAAGGTCTTAGCATATTTTTCAAACTCTAACTCAACACATTCATTAAATACTTCATTTCTAATATATTGATTTAGTAATAGACATAATGCTTCAGCATCAGCAACATCTTTTACTTGAACAAAGATAGAATCTGTATGCCCGTAAATAACTTTGTAGCCTAATTCTATTGCTTTGAATGCTACACTTCTCATGGCTTCTCTTGCACTTGCAGTAATAGATTGAGCCATTTCCATATCACCCCAACCATAACCATCTTTTGCTAATACACCATAGAAAGCGTTAACTGCTCTTTTAGTAGCCATTTGTGCTGAATCCCATTTTCTATATTCCTCATCTGTCTTAGCATTTTTTCTATTTGCTTTGTATTCATCTCGCAACTTCATCATACTAAGAACGGCTTTAGGTAAAATACCTAAATCTTCTTTACTATAACAAACACTAGCCATTCCTTTTTCCCAATCTCTTAGATTCTTCGGAACGGTAAAATCAACTTCATAGCCTTGTGTTCTTTTTGTTTCCCATGATATATTTCTTGAAGCCATCATACTAGGATAAAGTGATTTAAAATCAAAAACAGCAATATCTTTATGCAAACCAAATGTTTTTTCTTCAACGGGGTTCATAACGAATGCCGCTTCAAAGGGAATCTTATTTCCTTTAACTCCTGTTGGTGCTTTCCAATTAGCATGACGCATAAAATATGCCGCCCCCATTTGTGAATTATGAAACACACAATCAAATGGACAAATCATTAGTCTTTGAAGTGCTAAATCATTTTCTGTAATGTTCATAAGTTCATCAATCTTAACCATAAGTTCAACATCTACTCGGTTATATTCAAGAAATACTTCCGTATCTTCTAACCATGAGCGTTGGAAAAACTCATCATCATCAAACTTAGCATTTGACTTTTCTTTACCAATATTTTCACCTAATAATCTTCTTGAACAATAGTCCAAAGATAAAGAAGGTAGTGTTCCTTTCTGACTATCAATCCATAATCGTTCAAATCTACTCATTAAACAATAAGTAATTCTACCTTTAATAGGTTGTGAGTAATTATTGTAATTAACATTGTTAACTTTATTATGAGTTACCCCTTTTACTTCATTGTAAGGACTCAATCTTCTAGGATTAATGTCATTTTTTACTAGTCTTTTAATAATCGTAGGAATATCAAAACCTAAAATATACCAACCAATAATCATATCGGGGTCTTTATCTTCAACAAACTCTACGAAAGCCTTTAGCATTTCTTCTTCATCTTCATAAACTAAAATATTATCATACTGTGGAAGTGGTTCTCTTGGAAACCATGTCATTACATTATATTCTTTATCATATGAATCGTAAAAACAAAGGGCATTTATCGCCCCATCATATCTACCGCCTACTTGTGTTTCAATATCAAGAAACCATTTGCGTAAATCATACTCAACAATATCTTCCATTTCATCATTAGTGTATTTTCTAGCCATAGAAATATCTGCTTCATAAGTAATACTCCAATTTTCTCTTGCTTTATACAAATCACCCATTGTTTCAAAATAAACTTTTACTAAAGGTCTACCTGATAGTGATTCCCATTCACCAAAAGTATAAGTTGGTCTAATTCTATTGACTCCAAATCTTGTATTACTCTCTATTACTTGAGGCATTTCATCTCCTCTTTCAATAAAGAAATAAGGTCTGTATGTTGTAGACACCTCTTCTTGTCTAACACCATCTTTATTTCTCCATCTCTTATGTATATTATTATTCGCTTCTACTATAATCATTTAATCACCTCAATACAAACCATGTGGTTTTGCTTCTAATTGTCCTGCTTGTGTAACTCTAACAAACTCTACTTTATGTTTAAATTCATTTAAATTGAGTGCACCAACATAAGACATACTGCTTCTGATGCCATCATTAATATCATCTACAATACGCTTTACTTTTCCTTTGTATGGTAAAATCTTTGAATTACCTTCTACATGATTAGTTTCTCCTCTTGCTAATTTTGAATCAATTGATGCTGAACCTTGATATTTTTTGTATAATTGTTCATTAGGCCAAAGACCACTTTTGTTTATTGTGCCAGGAGTTTCTTTTGTTCCTGCAAATAAAGAACCAATCATTACTAAATCAGCACCAAGACCTAATGCTTTAGCAACATCACCTGTTGTTTTACAACCACCATCAGATATAATTGGAATATCTACTGTTTCTATACATTGTTGTAAAGCATTAACTTGAGGAATACCAACACCTGCTCTAATTCTTGTTTCACACATAGAACCATTACCAATACCTACTCTTAATGAATTAACTCCCCAACCTTCTAAATCATACGCTGCTTCAGCAGTACAAATATTACCTGCTAAAATATGCATATCTTCATCAATATCTTGAATATAATTAACGGTATCTTTAACCATTTTATGATGACCATGTGCTACATCAATACACATAACATTAAGATTAGTCCAAGATAATAATTGGCCTATTCTGTGTTTTGCTTTTTCACCAACACCTACTGCTACACCATATGGTATTTGTTCTGCTTCTAATGATAAAAAATCTTGCATTTGATTTTCTACTTTATCAAATCTATGTATAATACCTAATCCTCCCAATTCACCTAATCTTTTAGCCATTTCAAAACCGCATACTGTGTCCATAGGTGAAGCAATTAATGGTTGTGTTAATTCCATACCTGCATAATTTATTTCAGTATTACAATTTTTTCTTGATGTAATTTCTGAATACTTAGGTATAATACTTATATCATCAAATGTTAATTGTTCTCTCATATTATTCTCTCCCTAATACTTGGTTCTTTGTAATTTTTAAATCACCTAATACCCATCTTAATCCGTAAATTACACCTTCTAATGCTTTGTAATTTCTCATATGATATACTCGGTGTTGTCTATCCCCTTTTCTCATATTCATATAATGTATATTTTGTTCTTGTTCTGCTTCATATAACATTTGTTCAATATCATCCCAACTTCTACTATATGAAAAGTGTTCACTATCTCTTGTTTCATTCATGTTTTTCCCCTCTTAGTTTTTTTAAAACTTGTTGGATTTTATTTTTCCAAACTTGTTTTTCTTCTTTGCTCATTTCATTTATATATTTCATTCTTCTTCCTCCTCATCGGGTACACATAGATTAACAATAAATTCTGTTTGAACATCTTGAATGTCATAATTATTTTTTATGTTTTGTAAAAAGGTATCTAATGAATCATGTAAATATTTTACAAACTCATCATCATCTAATTTACCGTAATCTTGTTCACAAATAGGAAATTCTATATTCTTGTAGCCTCCTACTTTATTTTTAATTACATAATAAAAAGATGTGAAGATATTCATTCTTCTTCCTCCTTATTTTCTTCAGTCGGTTTGATGCCTTTTATACAAGGCAAACATTTTCTAAAGCCTCTATGGGCTAGATTCATACAATCTTTTACAACACATATTCTCATTTCATTCATCTCCATTCATTACATTTATCATTTTTTTCCATTCTTCAAATGTATAGGTTTCTTTATTACTAGGTGACCTATACTTACCTAGACTTAATTCTAAAAATGCTTCAGTCATTCCACATTTAGAACATATTTCTGTTTTATTATCATACCTAGATAAAGCACCAGGATATTTACCCTTATGTTCTTCATTAGGTATTGCCCCTCCACAAATAGGACAATTATCTATTATCTCCGCTTCCATGTATAACGCCTCTTTCACTTCTAGATTTCAACTTGAGTACATTATTTTCTGCTATTTCTTCAAGAGTTAAACCAAATTCATTTGCACAAGTAGCAATATACCATAATACATCACCTAATTCATTCATAATATCTATTTGACAATCATCAATTGATTTATTATCTCTAATCATTTTCTTAACCTTTTCAGCAACTTCACCTGCTTCACCTGTTAAACCAAGTGCTGTATAATACAAACCTAATTCTTTAGGATAAAGAGCAGTAGATAATGCTAATTCTTGATACTCATTCATAGTAGTCATTATTCTTCCTCCTCTTTATTCATAGCATTTTGTAGATACTGTGTAATATCTGCAATTAGATTAATCTGTCCTAAATGATAAGAAATTCTTTCTTCAACAGTCATTTCAGTATTTGTTCTTTCTTTCATATATCCTTCTAAGTCATCATAACCTGCTTCTTTTAAAGCAAGTTGTAATTCACTTGTTGCTGGTCCTAAATAATTTAATAAATTCATTCTTCTTCATCTCCTTTTTTATTTTTCTTTTGTTCTTTTTCTTGTTCACATATTGGACACTTATCAATATATTCTTTACACCATCCATTATCATGTAATATTTTTGCTGTTTCCATATTTACAATCTGTTGGTAATACTGTTGCATTTGTAATATCGTTCCTAATACTTGTTCAATTGGTTTCTTTTCTGTTTCTTCTGTCATTTTATTCACCTTTGTATTCTTGGTGCTCTTAGCATAGCAAACCCACCACTAATTACTGATAATGGTGCATCGTCATTAAAAGATAATACTGTTGTAGCACTATCTAAATGCTTATAGAATGGGGCACTAACATCCATTGTTGCTTCTATTCCTAAATGTTCTACGGGTTCTATCTCTACTATTACTTCTTCAGTTTCTTTAGAAGAACTAACTTTAAGAACTTCACCATTAAAATCCAATTGAAAAATTGAATTTCCAACGGCTTCACAAGATTTCATAGCCTCTTGTAATTCTTTAGTTGAAACTTTGATTCTTGTATTGAGAGTTGTTTTTGGAGTAATAGCAATTCCTTTTTCCATATCACGATTAACATTATAGTTTTGACTTGTTCTTAGAATAGCATCATTACTTTCATGTCGTTCTAAAATAGGAATCTTAGCGGTCATACCATTTACATTAACCTTGAGAACATTATCATCTAAAGCAATAGTAGTAATACCATCTTTAAGATACTTTAGAAGAATATCTGAATCAATAGCAATTCTACCTGATTCAGTATTATATTCATTATCAATACTAATTTTCTTTTGAACATATGTATAGTTATCACCATTATATAAATAACATTCATCACCAATACTAATTACAATATTAGATGCTAATGACATATTCTTATTAGTCAATCCACTATTCCATTTACCTTTCAATAAAACACTTTCTATATCTTTCTTAAATTCTTTTCCATCTATTCTAAATTTCATTTCTATCACCATTAAAAATATTGGGGAAACAACAAGGGTGGAGGAAGAAACCCTATCCTACTGTTGTTTTTTAATTGGACAAAACCCCAACTATCATCGGTTGTGTAGGCTAATTATTTAGCCTGTATAACCAATTTAAAGAGTACCAATCTTTAATTCCTCTAATCCATTCCAAGTAATATTTCCACCATCACTTTCCATCAATGTAAATACTTGACCTACATTTTCTGAGTTAGTTTTTGATTTCTTTACTTTGGCAGTTAGTTTCAAACTCTTTCCTCTTTCTTCTACATTACACTCAATATGCTGATAAAGTTTTGCAGTAGTAGACTTTTCCCAATCGGGCTTTGTACCTACAATATCAAAACCATCATGCACTTCTTTCATATGAGTAATAAAGAACTTATGACAGTTTAACTGACAAGCAGCCTTAAACAATCTTTTGTATTCTTCATTTCTTGCAAACCATTGTGTCGGCACCATTTTTACTTTATCTGCTGCTCTTGGGTCTTTACCTTTAATATGATTTAAACGAGCAATCATGTTAGTAGTATCTAACCATGAATCAAGTCCATCAAAAATAATTGCTTTAACAGCCTTTACTTCAACTTCTTCACCATCATATTCAATCTTACCTGTTGTAATTGCTTCATTAACCATAGCAATAAAGTATCTACTCATATCAGATGTTGCTAAATAATCAACAGTCATATCATCATTATATACATAAGGATTAAAAATAACTACTTTTTCATCTGCACTCCAATGTTGTCGCCAAGTTGGTTCAGCACCTTCATCATAATCTAATACAAAAATCCAATGTGTATCTTTTTCATCATCTGTACGACAATCTAATGCTACACCTGTTTTACCTGTTCCTGGATTTCCACTAATACCACAAATCATAAATGCTGATTCCTGTTCTAATAGATTCTTTCTTTGTTGCATGGCTCTTAGTTTTGCTTGTTTAAAAGCACTAATTCCATCTTCATTCTTTGCTTGTGTTAATACACTTCCTGCTGCATTTCCTTTCTTGTTTCCTATTCCCATTTCATTCATCTCCTATCAATTCTTTATATTGTTCTTTCACTTCTTCAAATTGTGTTTCAAACACTTGTCTAGTAAACATTTTACCAGACTTCATATGTATTCTAATTGAATACATATCTTGCTCACTAATGACTTCATCATCAGCAATCTTTTTCCATTCAATTGTTTCTACTTCATCTAAGTCTAAACAAATCTGATTCATTCTAATATATCTTCCTTTCATTTTTTTCACCTTTAATTGGTATAGGCTTCGCACCTACATGACCGTCATTAACGCCTACGATTACACATCATAAATATATCAATTCATTTCCGCTAGTCTATCAGATAATAGCAATAAGGCTGATGCCCACAATCCAACAAAGATACCTAAGTTTTCATCATGTAAAGCATAAATACCAATACTACTAACAATAGATACTAGACTACTATAAAATCCTATTTTCTTATAATTCATTATAATCACCAATAGTTAATTTCTTCATCTGTTGCTACTGCTTCTTGTGGTGCGCCTAATGCTACTCTTGGTAGAATACCATAAACATTTACAGAAACAGGGTTGTATTCATCCTCAAGATAATTACCATCTTCATCTTTCTTTTGTGTTTGGTTTGTACGACCAACAATAATTACATCACTACCTACACCAAAATCAATATCAATGTTAGAAGGAATCCAACAAGGGGTTGAATCAGGTAAATCATCTTCATCAAACAACAATGCAAATAAACCTGTTTGCATAGCATTAAATATAAGGTTTTGCATTGCTCCATAATACATTATCTTAC